ACCTTGAAACACAAATGGAAGGTAATGCTCGTACTACAAAAGAAACAAGTGGTGGTTTCTTAAAATTTATAAGTATTGCGGCTTTAGTAGCCGCCGCAGTAACAGCCGTTACAGTAGCATTTAAAACACTTACAAGTGCTATAAGAACAAGTGCTGAATTCGAAAGAGTAGAAATAACATTAGCAAACTTAACAGGTAGTGCTGAAAAAGGTGCTCGAGCATTAGAAGTTATAACACAAAAAGCCACAGAATTACCATTTGCTTTCTCTGAATTAGCAAGTGCTTCACCTACCCTACTTACTGTAAGTGCTAACTTAGAAGAATTTAGAGATAACATACAGTTAGCCGCAGATATTGCCGCACAGTTTAACATACCATTTGAAACAGCAGTAAGTGGTTTACAAAGAGCCTTTAGTGCTGGTGCTAGTGCCGCCGATGTATTTAGAGAAAGAGGTGTATTGGCTGCCGCAGGATTCACAGCAGGTGTAAGTGTAAGTGTTGATGAAACAATAACAAAATTCAGAGAGTTTGGTACAGAAATTGCAGGTGCAAGTAATCAATTAAACAAAAGTTTAGGTGGTGCGGCATCACAGGCTGGAGATGCCTTAACATTATTCAATAAAGAACTTGGTGATGCTATAAAGCCAGAACTTACCACATTCTTATTGACAATAACAAATTTATACAGACAAAACAAAGCAGATATCGACGCATTAGCAAAAAGCATAGGCGAAGGTATTGTAGAAGCATTTATAAACTTTACTAGAACAGTAGCAGTATTCATTGATATAGTTAAACCATTAGCAAATCTATTTGGCACTATAGCAGGCGGAGCCATTAATTTAGCAGGTGGCTTAGATAAACTAGTCATTGCCGCAGTGGCAGCCGCCGCCGCAGTTAAGGCTATTGACGCCGCAAACAAATTAGCAATCGCCAGTGGTACAGTATTACAAGGTGTTACTGGTGTAGGTTTAGTTAAAGTTACAGCAGGTATTACAGCCGCAGGCGTGGCCCTTTTAGCCGCAAATAAATTACTTGAAGACAGTATGGCAGATCAAGGAGACACTGGTTTCTTTGATACATTGGCTAGTGTAGATGGATTCATTGAAAGTTTAAGAGAAGGTGCCGCAGGCCTGCGTACAGAAGCAGATGCTATAGCACCAGCACTAGAGCCATTAAATGAAATCACAGTAGACATTGCCAAAAATGCTACTACAACAACTGATGCTATAGAAGATACAAGAACAGCAATACAGAAGTTTAGAGATGATCTCGATGCTATAAGTCAAATCAGTGGTGCAGAATTCGAAGCATTCTTGTTAAGACTAGAAGAACTATACAAAACAGGTGCTATTGGTATACAAGAATACATAAGACTAAAACGTGAACTGGATGAAATATTTGGTGAGAATGAAGGCTTAAACAATTTCTTAGATACACTAGGTACTGCACAAGTTGCCTTAAGTGAAGACTTAGCAACTGCTTTCTTAGAAGGTCAAAAGGCTGGAGATGCCTTTAAAAACTTCTTTAAGAAATTAATTACACAAATTATAGCAGACATCATAAGACTGCAAATTATACAACCTATACTAGGAGCATTATTAGGTCCATTTGGTTATACATTTAGCACTGGCGGTAGTATTGTTCCTAAACAAACAGGTGGACCAGTTATGCCAGGTGGCACATACTTAGTTGGTGAAAAGGGCCCCGAGTTGCTTCATATGGGAGGTGCCGCAGGCACAATAACGCCAAACAGTCAAATGGGTGGTGGTCAAGTAACATACAACATAAACGCCGTTGACGCACCTAGTTTCCAAGCCTTAGTAGCAAGTGATCCAGGATTTATATATGCTGTAACACAGGCAGGTGCTAGAACTGTACCAGGGAGTAGATAATGAGTTTTCAAACAATTATAGATAACGCAACATTCATATCAGTAGATAAACGTAAAACCACAGCAATGAGTGTTAGTAGAAGTGGACACATAAAAACAGCAGAACGCCAACCCAGTGTGTATAAATTCACAGTAGGTAGTGTTCCTGGATTGAAATATTCAGAAAATAGAGGTGTGTTAGAAGATATAGATACTGCTGATAGAGTAACAGAAGCAAATATAAGTTTAGCAAATAACACAGGCATGAATTATATCACAGCATATCAAGGTGGTATAGATGGCGGTAGTATCACAATGGTAGGAGGAGATGGTAAAGAATTATACATCAATGCCAGTGGTGCTAGTGGTAGTGGCACACTTTTTAAGAAAGGTGATTACTTACAACCACAAGGTAACACAGGCACATATAGATATCCATATCAAGTAACCAGTGATGTATCATTTAGTACAGGTGCTAATGTAACTATACCAGTACATAGGCCTGTATTGAGCCAAGATGGTGTAAGTATAACAAGTGGAGGCGTAAGAAAAGGCACAGAAGTACGTTTTCATGTAAAAGCAATGAGTTGCCCAACATACAGCATTGTGCCACATGATAGAATAGAATTTGCTGGTGATTTTGAATTCGTGGAGATTATAACTTAATGACAACAATTACAGAAGTACAAGGCACAAATATAGCACCAATAACACTTATTGATTTACAAATAGGTGCTAATGTATACTATATTTCAAGCAATTGGAAACCTGTAACTGTAGGTGGTAATGATTACACAGAATTAGGCAGTTTCTTGACTGTGGGTCAAATATCAGATGATTTAAAATATGACAGTAGTGATCTAACACTAACACTAAGTGGTATACCCTCAGAACAAAATTATCTAAGTCAAATACTAACAGAGCCTGTAAAAGGTGGTAATGTAACTATACAAAGAGCATTTGTAGATCCCAGTACACTAGCACTCACAGGCAATGAATACACAAGATTTAAAGGTGTTATAACCAATTTTAAAATAGACGAACAAGTAAATGTATTGAGTAAACAAATGGACTATGCTGTTACAGTCACACTAGCAAGTCAATTAACAGTACTCAGTAACAAAATAACAGGACAAAGAACAAATCCTGAAGATAGAAAAAGGCTATTCCCCGCAGACAGAAGTTTCAACCGTATACCCATACTGTACAATACCAGTTTCGACTTTGGTAAAGAATACAGTACATCAGGTGGATATGGTGGCGGAGGAGGCGGTGGCGGTGGCGGTGGTCGTGGCCGTGGAGGCAGTGGTGGCTATAATCAACAACAAAGATAGAGATTTAAAGGATGAAAAGATATGATAAAACAAGCAGAAGTAAAAGACTTTAAGAACATTAAGAAAATGTTTATAAATTTTGCCAATAGTGCGCCAGTAGGTTATCTACATAAGCCACAATACGATGATGATTATATTGATCAATTATTGTTTGGTATTTCAAAGACAGGAGTTTTACTGTACGCAGAACATGAAGGTAAACCAGCAGGTTTCTTCATTGCGGCACCAGCCGCAGATGTTTGGCTACCACAAGTAAAACATGTGTTAAGAGAAATGGCATGGTGGGTTGAACCAGAACACAGAGATGGTACAATAGGTGGCAAATTATTCTTAAAATTTATAAGCATTGCTAAAGCAATGAAAGATGCTGGTAAGATACAAGGTTACACAATGACACTTATGGACAAGTCACCAGACATCAAGTTAGACAAGTATGGTTTTAGACCAATAGAAACAGTTTATTACGCAGAGTAGGAAGTAGGAGTATAATATGGCAGTATTTACAGCAATAGCAAGTGCGATAGTTGGAGCAATATCAGGTATTGGTTTTACAGCCGCACTAGCCGCCGCAGGTACATTCACACTAACAGGTATGGCAATTGGTGTTATAGCCGCAGGCTTGGCCTTTGGTACTGCTAAATTAATGGGTGTGTTCGATGTTCCCGATATGGGACCAGACCCCGGGACTAAAATACAGGTGGCCCCGAGTACTGACAACAGGATAGGGGTTGCTTATGGCCGTAATTTCATGAGTGGTCCAATAACAGATGTTGCTATATCAAATCAAAACGAGACTATGCACTATTGTATCACATTAAGTGAATTTGTAGAAGGCGAAACATATACACTTAATCAGATCTTTTGGGGAGATAGAAAACTTAACTTTTCAGGCGCAAATGTAATCAGTTACACAGATCCAAATGCCACAACCACAGAAGATTGGGCGAACAAAATCCGTATCAGAGTATATGCTGGTGATACAACCAGTGCTAAACAGATATTTCCAACATCTGGTGCCGTAAATGCCACAACAATGATGCCACACTGGAATACATTTGGTACAAGTCATTACACTATGGAAGGATTAGTGTTTGTCATGATAGAATTAGACTATGATGCTGAAAATGGATTAGCAGGTCTAGGTTCAATGACGTTTGATCTTACAAACAGTATGCATAATCCTGGTGAAGTGTTATTTGATTATATGACTAACACTAGGTATGGTGCTGGATTAGCCAATGCTGACATTGATATAACCAGTATATTAGGCACAGCAAATACACAAATGAAAGGTTATTGCGATGAACAAATTACTTATACACCTAATACTGGTGGTAGTAGCACAATAGATCGATATCAAATAAATGGATATTTAAGTACATACAACACTTGTATGGATAACATCGATGATATATGTAGAAACGCAGGCACATACTTTACATTTGATGGTAAACAGGGTAAATTCAAAGCAATACCTAACAGACCTTATAGTACAACTGAATTAAGTAACGCATTTCAATTAAATGATGATAATCTTATTGGTAAAATAGCAATTACAAGCACAGAATTATACAATACACTGAACAAAGTAACAGTATCGTTTGCTGATCAAAACAGAAAAGATCAAACAAATACAGTAGTAGTAGAAACACCAAGTGGCGATAGAAACACAGGTGAACCAGACAACAATTTAGAGTATAGATTACCATTAGTGAACAACAATATACACGCACAACAATTAGGTAATTTAGATCTCAATCAAAGTAGAAAAGGCATGGTAGTAACTACTGTAGGAGATTTCAGTTGTTTACAAATTGATGCTGGTGATGTTGTAAAACTCAGTAACAGTGATTATGGTTTTACTGACAAACTGTTTAGAGTCATGAAAAACAAAGAACTATTAGGTCAAGATGGTATGATATCTTGTGAATTACTATTGTTAGAGTATGACGCAAGTGTATACACAGAACCAACAGTAACAGAAAGTGAAGAAGAAGATGATCCTATTGATATACCTGTAATACCACCTATACCTCCAATTATACCTCCAATTGTGTTTAAAAACATAATCGCAAATGTGTCAAGCAAAAGTGTAACAGGCACCGGTACAAGTTGTGTGTGTACAGTATTTAAATCATTGCCAAATACATATACAACAGTATTTGTATCAAGTAGCACACCTGATTTTGTCATAGGCGATACAGTAACATTAAGTGGAGCCAACTTAGGAGGCATAGATACTATACATGATTGCACATTCACTGTTGATGCAGTCAGTAGTGGACTAATTACTAACCCAGTAGGAAACATATCAGGTACAGCACTTGTATATGATCCCGACAAATGGGGCGGACAAATTCCAACAGCACCGTTGGCCAACTTGGCAGTAGGCACACAGATCG